CTACAAAATGCCGGTTTAACACTCAATCTATATAAATTAACAACTTTTTGATAATATAATATTAATATAATTTTCAATTTCATTCTGGAATATCTTTTTTTATTTTAACTTTATTATATTAAATATCATTAATATTATCATTAATATTACTATTATCATTACTATTACTATTATCATTACTATTAATATATAATTGGTGTTTTTTACTTGAAAAATGTTTACTTTTATTGCATCTTGTATAATGACCACCACATAGACATACTAATTGTTCATTTTTCTTTTGTAGTATTACTTCTCTATTATTAATCCAATAACAGGCCATTTGTTCTTTCCGTTTATCTTTATTATTGTTGTAGGCTTCTAGATTATGAGCCTTGATTTTATCTTTGTTTAGTTGATAGTAGTTTTTTGAATACTCATGTTTATCCATTTTGATGTTATGTATATATTAAAAATGTCTTTATATTTTAAATAGAAAAAAAATAGAAAAAAAATAATTAAATAAAAAGATAATTAAAAGTCTAATTCATAATCTCGTTGTCCTAGAGATATTTCTTTTTTATTAACTTTTGCTATTCTATTAATTTGTAATAATCTTTGTATTTTTTCATTTTCTATATTACGATGTAATTGACTTAGATTTAATGAAAAACACGAATGTTTGCAATTATTACAAAGCTTAAAATTTTTTTTATCTTTATTTTTAATTTGTATTGATTTTTTGCAATTTTTGCATTTCTTTGTTGTTATCTTGCAATTTTTACAAAGATTTTGACAATTATTATATATCTTAAAATTTTCGCCACAATCTTGACAATTACAATAGCTAGATAGCATATATGTTGTTATACAGTCGCTACCTAGAATCATCATGTCTCCTGTTTCTGGGTTTATTATTTCATATTCATTATTAATAGCATGACCACACATACAATGAGTTACTTTTTTTTTATTATTATCATCATCTTTTTCTTTTTTAACTTCATTTACAGAAATAAATTTGTCTTGAACATCTTTAAAAGTGTATGAAGTTCCATTTTTATTATTATATTCATTTAAATTTTTTTCAAATCTTTTAATGTATTGAGCGTTATTTATGTGTTTTTCAATGACAGCCATTTAATTTTTCGGATACGTTATTTTTATTTGTATGTATTATTATTTATTTAGAATTAATTTTCCTTTAAATTGTTTTTTAATTACGTAATTTTCAACTAATTAAAATGTCGTAATAAAATAGTAATATAAAAAAATAATAACTATTAAAAGCAGTAAGCAAAAATGTATCCTCTAGAATTATCTTCTGTCAAGTCTTCTTTAGCTAATATCAAGCTATTTGAACATTATAATAAAACCAATCTTAACAAGTTATATAAAACAAACTTACTCAAAACCGTATCTTGGAATGAATACGATAATGAAAAAAATCAATTACAACTTTATGAACAACAAAGCACTATTAATGAATATAATAATAATACACTTGACTATGGTTTTTTGCCTGTAACCTATAAGCGTGCTAAGGGTTATAGTTTCGGTCGTGTATATCCTATTAAATCACTGTCTCTTTGTTCTATTCGTAAAGAAATAAGACATACTATTGCAAATGATATTTATGTTGATATTGATATTGAAAACGCACATCCAAATTTCATTTATCAAACTATGAAATATCATAATAAAGAATGTAAAATTTTAGAAGATTATATTGTTAATCGTTCTAAACATTTACAAGATGTTATGAACCAATATAAAGTTCAGCGTGATCAAGCTAAAACATTGTTTATTATTCTATGTTATTTTGGGTCATTTAAAACTTGGTTAAAAGAATGTAAAATTGATATAAATACTAAACCTACTAAATTTATTGAACAATTTATTAATGAACGTAATGTTTGGGGTAAAGAAATTGAAGATCATAATGAAAATATATTACTAGAAGTACAAGCAAATAAAACTAAAAAAAATATTTTTTATTTCAATGAATCTGCTAGTGTAGTTTCTATTTGGTGTCAAGAAATTGAAAATCGTATTCTAGAAACAGTATATAAATATTGTAAGAAAAACAAATTTATTGTAGATAGTGTATGTGTATTATGTTTTGATGGTATAATGATTGAAAAGAAATATTTTAAAGAATCACTTATTACTAATTTACATGAGCTAATTAAAAAAGAATTTGGATATAATCTAAAATTTATTTCTAAACCACTTGACAAGGGATATAATAATCAAATTAGTAAAATAACATTACAAAATGATAGTGCTATTGATACTAATGATAGTGATAGTGAAGAAGAAAATACACAATCAGAAAATGAAAATAGCGATGATGACTTTATAATTGAACAACCACAACAAAATAACTCTCTAGAAGATATTAAAAAAAGTGATAAAGAATTTTTTAAAAAATTAAAATTTATGAGTCATGCCGATATGGCTGAAACATTCTATAATATAAATAAATATAAATACATATATTCGCCTATTTCTAAATGGTGGCAATATAATGAATACTATATATTACAAAATACTGGTCAAGATTTACCAAGTGGAATGAAGAAACATATTACTAAATGTCTAGTTGAATATTTAATGCCTATTAGAAATCGTATGAAACCCAATTCACCTTCTTATACAGAAGATTGTAAAAATATTAATAAGCTTATTAAAGATGTTTCTAATGCTAATTTCTTATTTGGTATCTCTCAATTTTTACAAGATTATTATTGTAGTAATGATATTGACAAAAAAATTGATAGTAATCCTAATCTAATAGCATTTTCTGATAAAGTATTTGATAAATCTATTCTGAATATACGAGATATCAAGCCAGATGATTATATAAGCAAGACTGTTGGTTATAAATATACTACTTCAAATAAAGAAATTAGAAAATATATTCTAGATGTTATTAAATCAATTTTTGAAAATAATGAAATGGAAGAATATTTTATAAGAATTAAATCATTATCATTATTTGGTAATATTAGTGAAAGTTGCTTTATTCAAGTTGGATTAGGTGGTAATGGCAAAGGCCTTTTAGCTACATTAGAAAAAACGGCATTAGGTGATTATACTATGACTACTGAAAATACTTTTATAACTAGTGTGTTTAAACAAGGTCAAGCAAATAGCACTTTAGCAAGCACAAAAGGAATACGAAATTTAGTAATTTCTGAACCTAATGACAGTGATGAACACCAACGTGACGCAAATTTAAATAGTCCATTTTTAAAATTAATTACTGGAAATGATGATATTACAACACGACAATTATATCGTGATAATATTACTTTCAAACCACAATTTACACCATTTATACAAGCAAATAACCTTCCTAATTTAAAACGAATTGATAATGGTATAATGCGTCGAATTAAAATTATTAATTATCCATTTATGTTTGTTGATAATCCTAGTGAAATATGGCATAGAAAAAAGAATTATGAACTAAAAACTTTATTTGAAAAAACAGAATATGCTAGTGAGTATTTATTAATTTTATTAGATTATATCAAGAATAATATTAATACTAATGTTATTATTCCCGATAGTGTTACTAATGAAACTAATAAATATTTTGATGACAATAACCCGGTTAAGAATTTTATAGATAATTTTATAACTAAGAAAGAAGGTAATAGAATAAAATCAAGTGAAGTAAAGGATCATTTTGATTCTAATTTTTCAGAACAAAAATTAACTGCTAGTCAATTTATTAAAGCTATGAAAATGAATGGTTATGATACTATTATTCATTATGGTATTAGAAAATTTGTAGATATAGATATCTGTATACCAGAAACAGAAGAACAAGAAAATATTGAAATTGATATGTAAATTTTTAGTTTTAGTGATAAGTGGGGCTAATTTGAATGTATTTTAATTTTTTTTGTTTTTTTATTAAATATTTACAAAAAATATATTTTTTTACTATTTTTATTACGATATTTTATAAAAAAAATGAGATTTTTTACAAAAAAAATGAAAAAAAATGAGATTTTTTAACTTTTTTTAAATTTTCAAAAAAAAATATGAGTGGAAGTG